GGGTCCCCTGGGCAACCCGAGGTTCGTCCGCTTTGACACGAACTACGTCCTCTTCACATGCCTCTAGCACGACGGCACAAAGTCGCGCACCTACCCCCCAGACGAATTCTCGTCGTCCGCTCGTTGAGTAGGGAAGTTCGGATCAGCTAACGGAGCCACCAGAGGTGGAAATCTCACGAAGAGTTGCCTAAGGCTGCCATGGATTATCAACCATGACTCACCTTCAAGGGCTCCTCGAACAGGCCAAGCGTCTAGCTTGCTGTCACTCGAGAATCCACGTCGCGGACGCGCATCACCTTACCTTCCCCCACCTTTCCCCGAAGGTACTCAGATGGAGCCCCACACGCCCTCGATCGGTTTGATCGAGGCCGAAGTGAGTTTCTGACTAGAGAACCCGCCCCAGGACAGGCCACGCGACCGTGCCTCGCAGGCGAGACATGGTCTATTCCCGACACGACGGCACCGCTACCAGTGTCGTCACTCTCAACCGTACGGTGGCAACCACCCTTGATGCTCCTGATAGTCTAAACGAAGACTATCCAGAACAGACCAGGACACTAAGACCTCGGTCCGCTCAGGAAACGGAGCAAGAAAGGCTTTTGCCCCTACTGGCTTAGGGCGGACGGCCCGAAGTTGACCTTTCATGCAGAATCGAAAACGATCCTCATGAGAGAAGACCCAACTCGGGATGCAAGGATAGTCAAAACGACTACCCTTACAAGCCGACCGGGACCGGCAGTAAGAAAAACAAGACTGCTCAACGTCCAACGGTCGCCATCCATCAGCCCATTTCTGCGCCCCCAACTCTAACGAGCTCTGGAAGAGCTCCTCAGGGCCTAAAGCACTTGCGTCATGATGCGCGACAAATTCGGCATCATACCCGACCAAATGCTTATCAAAAGCCCTGGGGAATTCCACCAGAGGGAGTTCCAGGAGTGAGAAAAGTTTCGACAGTCGACGACTAAGGAGTCCTCGAAAACCGAGAGAAACCGGAGAAACACCAGCGGAGCGGAGCTCCCCAAGGTGCCAACGGAACCACTCTCGGCCTGCCGAAAACCTCAGTGCCGGCTCGGTAAGCCCGCCAAGAAAGGAAAGGAACGACTTTCCTAGCGAACCGGGATGCTCCGCAGGACGGAACATACCAAACCTTGCCGACCACTGAGGACTGAGGGACTCCCCATCCCACTCAAGAAGAGTGGAATTAATCGTCCCCCAGCTTGTCTCAACCGACGTCTTCGTCCTTTCGACCGTTAGGCCGACAGACTGAATAGAAGAGCACCACTTATCAAAGTGGCCACTCTTTTGAAACAGAATGTCGTCGCCATTGATGAGAACAGGAACTCTCGAAGCCCCGGCCGTGCCTCGCAAAGACCACCTAAAAGCAAGGTAATTTTGCAGACATAGCAGAGGAAACGAGAGGTACGATCCCATCATCTGACCGGTCGAAACGGATATCTCATCGTCCAGATCCCAGCCGAGAACAGGACGGAGCGCGCGCAAAGCGAACTCACGAACGTTCTCCGGAATCATGATGGACGACGAAAACGCCGTCTCAAGGATCGCTTGAGCTACCTCGATCGAAAGACCGTCAGGAGCTGAAGCGTAATCCCCGGAGACGAGATCCCCCCCCCCAGCCCTAAAACCTGCTCGACGAAGCTTCTCCGCTGTCGGGTCACCGGTTAAAAGCCAACGGAACCTCTTCAGAAAACCATAAATAGTTTTGTGAAGGGGTTTCAGAGCCAGAGTCGAAGCACAAAACTTCGACAACGGTCTCGGCTTACCGGCGGACTGAACGACAAGGAGCTCTCCTTTCACAGGTCCCAGCTCCCCCTCACCGTGCAAGACGACGTCCAGGAACGCGTCCTGTTCACCTCCACACTGGCCTAGACAGCCGCCGTTGGATCGAGATCCAGCGGCACGACATGGACCGTCTAAAGTGGAGACAGACGATAAGGGGGGAGTCGTCGTGAGGCAAAACGATTCGTAAGAAGCGTCCCAACCTTTCTTAAAAAGATCAGCTACGACGCGACGAACGAAACCGAGATACCCCCGCGGCAACTGCTGAGGGGGGGAGCCAATAGTCCGTACCAACTTGTCAATCAAGCCATTTTCCATGCATTTGCAGGAATCAGGCAGGCCCTTCTTTATCGACTGGAAGGACAGTTGCTCCCTTGGGATGTCAGAGACATCGCGACCAAGGAAACTCTTGACAAGCCGGGCAAAATCCGTGCAAGTTTCGACACCATCAAAAGATGGAACATCGATAACTTTCCCGAAGATTGCCTGCCAAGAAGCGACCGACTTCGCAAGGTACAGCGAAGTCTTACGCTGGAAGGCGCGGCACCGCCGCGATTTCCGACGCCGACAAGAACGAGAAGCGCGCATTAGCTCAATGAGAGCCAGAATGACACAACGTTCCTGGATAACCGAAAACAGTTTTTT